GTATAATACTACATTTGCACCACTTAATCCAACTGAAAGGTTTACTTCCGTTGTATTTCCTATATCGTTTGTAGATACATCGTTCCATTCCACCGAAGTTCCATTCCACACCGAAAATACAATACCTGCTCTTGCATTGGTTGATTTATTCAATACATAATCAAAAAATGCTGCTCTATATGAACCTGTAGATACACTCATTACAGTTCGAATTGAACCACTATCTATATCAGTATTTTGTCCATATGTGTATAATGAACCAGTTGATATTTGGAGATTACCCTCAATGTGTAAAGATGCGGAAGGAGTAGTTGTGCCTATGCCTACATTACCATCATCCCTCACCACCAAACTTGCGCTTGCGTTAGTATTTTCTACCCTAAGTGCTGTCGTTGCGGAAGTATTACCTGCTGAAATATATACATTACCATGTGGGTTAGTACCGGTCGCAGCGATGTGTAATAATCCCAGTAATGGATTTGTTGTACCTATACCTACATTACCACTACTACTAATAATGGTCATTCTCACCGAACCACTTGTTTCTAATTGTAGGTTTTGGTTATCGTTAGTGCCTAAAAGTGCCGTAGCCCCAAATGAGTTGCCACCTTGTAAAAAAGCCCCACTTAGGAAAGATGCGGTTTGAGCATTAACCGCATTTGAAGCACTTTGGGCCCAACTTGCGGTTACTGATATATTGGATATACTTGTCCCATCACCCTTTGCCAAAGCATTGGATGCGGTTATTTGTACCAGGTCTTGGTAACTATTTTTTATGAATTGTGGTCCTAAGTTCGCCATATATCAATTAACACTCTCTGCAGCCAGGGTAAAATATATCACTTCCGTATGGCATATATGGGTAGCGTGAGTCTGCCATTCTCATACCAGCTCTTTGAGCTTGTCTTTGCCATTGGTTAAAGCGGGATGTTACAAATGGAGAGCGATAACCTGTTTGATAATCGGGATATTGCTTCCAAAATTCACCATTATTATTTAACTCTGGGAAGTCATTTTGGTTTTGTATTAAGTATTGCGTTAGTTTATTTCCGTAAAACTGCGACTTATTGTCAGCCAACTGCCTCTTTTTCTCAAATAGTCGTTGGTCCACATTGATGCTATTTTCACCACCTGTTGGGGTTAGCAAACCATTGTTGCGGGGACGTAGATATATGTATTCTAATGATTCCCAGTATGCTGCCCATATTAAATATGGTACTATAAATGAATCTACAAGGGTTAAATATACGCCTGATAAAGTATTATTATCTATATCGTTTATTACCCTTTGATATAATGCAGTGCTTATCAGCCGCTGTAAATACACATCTTGCGCAGTTGATATAGCGGTTGTTAGTAGCTTAGGATCTACGTTATTGTTAAGGTCAGTAAATGAGCGAAGTTTGGTTTCACTAATAATTAAGGTCTCTGTTGGTGGGTAACTCATATTTTTTCCGTTTATATAATTTCTTTGATGGTGTTACTTTCTCTGTCATTTTAATGCTGATATGTCTATTTGCTTCACCAGCACTCCAACCACCATTAAAGTTTAATTTCTTCTTCATTCGTTACCCCCAAAAAAGCATCAATTTGCTCTTTCGACAATCCGAACCCAGCAGCTAGCATTGTTTTAGCTTGTTCAAGTGTAATCTTATCTTGCCCATAATGCCTCACTATCCTCATCAGGTTTTGATATTGACGTCCGCTAAGGGTTCGCATTACCTCATTGGATGAAAGCTCAACAGCGTCGCTCGTTTGCTCTATTTCGGACTCTAATTGAGCATCTTCGCCAACCTCTGCTTCAATACCTGTTACCACATCTTGCTCTACTGAACCATCGTTGAAAAGATTGAGTTGCTGAACACCCACTTGGAATTGACCAGCTGTTGGGTATTGGTAGTGTAGCATATCCTCAACACATTGTACAAGCGTTTGTTGCATTGGTCTTAGCACCGTATTGGTAAATAGCAGGTATGCGTCTATTACTTCTGCCCGACCACCTAATTGCCCTTCGGTTTTAATACCCAATATCATGGGGGATGTTATACGATGCGCTGTTAATATCTTTTGCTGAACCATATCGTTTAACTGCATATAGTATTCATCAGTTCCATTTGATTGTATTGGCTCTATTTTGGGTGCATTTTCAGGTGAGTCCACATCCATATAAATTAAACTACCTGCGTTATTTGTCCCAGCATATTGGTTTCTTAGCATTGACTCGATTTCCATGCGCTGGTCTGGGTCAGCATTTAAGAAGGTTGTTATGGCCAATGATGGCGTTAAACCATTCCTTAAATTGTTAGCATGAAAATTATCCGTTTCAATGTCTACCTCAATCACCCTCAGAGCACCTGCATAGTCTGGGAGTGGGTAGTATTTTTGACCAGGCTTATATGGGTTGTAAACATATAATTGCTTGGGTTCTTCAAATGCCCTTTTGGGGTTAAAAGTTGGGAGGAAGGGCAGCTCTTCAAAGGTGCCGGCGCTTTGATACTTGTTATAAATCCCTCCTCCAATGCCGTATTTGTATTTTTCAGCCCATTCATCGCTGATATAATAACCTGGTATTTTGCCACTTGCGGTCTTTTCTTTTGCTCTTATCCATGAGTAGTCTACATGATATACTTCACTTACTCTACTTCTGTCTTTTGACCATATCACCTCAAGCGCATATCCACCATATAATTTGTAATCTAATGCTATTTTCTTATATATGTCATTCCATGTTTCTTCTAAATTAGCATGGTCTAACATATGGGTATGCCCCTCATCACATACCAAGCCTTCACCTATTACACCCTCAACTACCGCATTCACGCAGGTATTATGTATGCTGGAGTTGTTGTATAGGTATATTAAAAACTCAGGAAAATCATTATACATCCCATATTTGTAAAACTCACCTGCATTTTGCTCTACCGGGAATATCCTATCATCAGCGTTTTGGCTGTAATTTATCTTACTAAACTTGTAATTTTGTTTTGCTTTTTCCATCTTATATAAATATCTTTAATCGTTTTTTGTTACATAATATCCACGCTCATTTGGGGATATATAGCGCGTAAATGAACCACTTTCATTGGCAGAATAATAGTATGTAAATGAGCCGCTTTCGTTTGCTGATGTATATCTTGTAAAATTACCACCCTCATTTGCACTTACATAGCGCGTAAATGAACCTGTTTGATTGGCATCTACATAAGTAATAAATTGCGGGTCATTACTACCACTTACGAATATTCTTAGTGTATCAATAGGTGTATTTACAAATCCAGCCGAGTCCCAATTATAGTTTGCATCGTTCCAAGCTATACCACTACCATCCCATGTCAATAAATCAGCATCTGCATAATATGTATCAACTAAATACCACCCACTTGCAGCAGGTATATATGAGGCTGATATTTGCGTTATTAAATAAGGGGTATTTTGCGTTGATATTACCTCCCCAATTAGTTCAATAGCGTTTTGGTTATACTCTGATGACCCGCTAAAATAAATAGCTGTTGGCAAGACCGTTGGTGGCGCATCTGGCAACCAAGCTATTGTATTTATTTGCTGTGACTTATTTAAGAGCATATATTATATTCGTTTTATCTGAACGATATTTCATACATTATGGGTTATAATTTGGGTTATTGAGTGATATATCATACAGTTATATATTGCAAAAAAAAGGGGAGAGCTCACCACCCTCCCCCGATATAAACAATGAAAATAAAAAGTTTACGCTGGTCCGAATGCTGACCCGGTTTGTATGGTCAAGCCATTCAGCAATGCTGGTAACCCAGCATATGTGGATGCGGACAGGAACAACGCTGGTTCAGGCTCACGTGAAACAAAGGTTAATGCGTATCCGTTTCTATCATTAAAGCCGGTGCCTGAGCCTCCAGCTGATGTAGTTAAGGTTACTCCATTATCTCTGCCCACATAAATGAACCTTGAGGTTGCATCTGTGTTGTTAGTCTCAACAATCATTTTGATATTTGGGTTGCCAGAGAGTAAACGAATTTGGTTACGGGTTGAAACTTGCATTTTGAAGAATACTGCGTTAGTAGTAGTTTCATATACAATAGTTCCATTTTCCGGTGTTACCGTCATCGTTTCAGCAAAATCGCTGGTTTCTCTGAACAACTCAAACTTAAAAAACGAACCGCTACCCGACAATTGGGTTATCAAGCCTTCAGTCGGTGCAACAACGGCTGTAACTGAACCGCTAAGGATGAAGATATTTTTGATTGACCCGATATTATCGCGGCAACCTAATGTATATCCTGATGTAATCTGACAAGGTGCTGGCATGTGTTTTTCCTATTTAATTGTTAAGCTAATTCGTTACTTACCCAGAACTCTGGATATGCTATGTTTACACCCATTTTAGTTGCTATCCTATGTCGCAAGGTATCCGTATTGATATCATACCACAATTGGAACTCACTAAAGTCTGAAAGTAAATCTGTTCCTACAACAATTTGTTTTGAAGGACCGAATACAACCCTATTTGAACCTTGCAATCCAGTTGTTCCTACTACCTTAACATTTGGTGAGAATGGGTATGCCATTTCATACAAGTTAGGACGGTTGGTTACTGCACCTGGATCGAAGTAGAAGTTGTTAGCGCTTCTTAATGCTGTGATATAGCTACGGAAGTTTGATACACTCATAAAGAATGTCAAATCTTCACGATTTGCTATATCAGCCGAAGAAGAGGCAATCATCGCATCCATCGTATTCAAAATGTTAGCTGGTGCTACTGATGTTACAGTCGAAGCAACTACCCCAGATGTTGAACCTGTGATAATTCTATTCAAACCTGATACATTACAAGTTCCACCGTAAGTAGAGGATGAACCACTAACTTGCTGCCATAAGAATAAATCGTTTGCTTTTTGGAATTGGGATACTAACAATTGCGAATATGCATCTGCTAATGCCCATGTTTCGTTGTATGAACCCTTACCCAGTGATGAAATACCCAAATATTTTTTATCTAAGTCTTTCAAGCAAAGGGCATCAAATGATGTGCGAGGACATACTTCAATGTTTCTTTGTGAAAAGGTAGCTGAACCTGCAGCAGATGACACGCAAGTGGAGTTATTCATTGTAATAGAGACATCAAATAAATTGATTGGCTCTTGGAACTTAACGCCCTCTTGAACGGTCACATACTCTACGGTAGAACCACCATATACCATTTTTAATACAAGCTCACCTGCGAGCTGGTTATTAAAATCTGCTAATGCTGTTGTTACTAAGGCCATGTGTTTTTCTCTGTTTTAATTGGTTGATTTTCTATTTTTGATTAACTCTCTCATCATTGCGTATCTTTTAACATCTACAATGTCATCTTCACGCTTTTCAAGTGAGAATGCTTTTTTAGCCGGAATGGTTTTTTCAGCGGCTGGTTCGGCGGACATCTTTTCCATTTTGGTTTTCAATTCTGCCATTTCTTTCTTAACGAACTCCATTTCGCTTTTGATTACCTCTGCGATAGCCTCTGCAATTTGTGGGAATGTAATAGTATCTTTTACTTCTTCACCCTCTGCTGCAAGTTTAACTACCTCTTCAGTAACCGGATTTGCATTTGGATTTGCTGATGTTTCAGTAGTAGTATTAGTTTCTTCAATAGCTGGGGGAGTTACTTGCTCTACCAATTCGGTTTCCTTTTCTAACTCTACAACGACACCACCCTCAGTTTTGATTTTGATGCCACCTTCGAGCACATGATAACCATCTGGTGCTGCTAACTCTTGTCCTTCTGCTGTTCTAACCGTTACTGCCTTACCTAATTCTAATGCTTCACCTTCAAATACGAGTGTAAAAGCACCATTAATGTCTTTCAGTTCACCAAACGCCATTTTTTCCTGCAAATTGAAGTAACTTTTTACGAGCTCTTTTAATTTGTTTGTATTCATAATTGCGGTTTTTCTTGGTTATTTAATTAAATCTATCTATAAATATCATTTACTATTGGTTCGCAGCCTGCCTCTTACGAGCCAAAATGCGCTCATAGCATACTTTTTCAAAGGCTGGTGATGTATATGTGTTACCAGGTACATTGCCTTTTAGTTTTGCCATACAATCGGAGAGTTCTTCAGGTGTTACGCTTTCAAGCTCTTGGAATGTGTCTTTTTTAATTTGTTCGTATGTTCTATACTGGTCAATATTGCTTTTCATTTTGCCTTCATAAAATTGGTTATAACAAATGGCGGCTGCTTGTGTATCTTTCATTCCCTCACCCTCTAAAAAGCTGATGCAGCGGCCTATAAATTGCTCTTTTTCTTCGTTTGGTTTTGGTGTGGGTATCGGCATGTCTTATATAAATATCATTGGTTTTTTTGCTTACGTTCAGCCCACCATGCTTTTTTTGAAGCGCTGATATTTGCGCAATGTTCTGCGGTGCGTGGTGGTCTAGGTTTACCTTTTAATGCAGCAGTTACATGTGGGGCTGTTCTACCACGCAATGCATCATAAACTTTTGGTTTTGGTTTACTATTACCTATACATATTTTTGTACGTGTTTCTTTGGATGGATTTAAATTGCCATCTCCACCATCTGTCATATTCACAAGCGTTCCTAACCCCAAGTCCTTACGGCCATATAGCTGGATAAACTCAATCTCCTTTTGACAGGCTTCTTCCCATGTCAGGTCATCCATCATTATATGCACCTTATAGCCATGTTTTTTAACTATACGCTTCCAATGGTCATTTCTGTGATGCTTATCATAAGCACGCTTTTCATCTTGTCCTATACCAATATAAAAGGGTGTGTTAGTGTCTAATCTGATATGTCTATATAATACTGCCATATGTTTCGTTTATTATATAACGCATGATATTGCTATTTAGTTCCCCAAAAGATTAAAATTCGTTAAAAAAGTTTATACTCTACCACCATTTGACCTATCATTCATTGGAGTACCAGCTAATCCACCGGCTCTACTTTCAGATAATAACTCAAATTTGCCATTATTAAAGGTGTACTTAAATTGCCGCCAGTAGTGTTTACAATTAACGCCACCTAAATACTTAAATATGTCATATGTGCTAGAACCACCTCTACCAAAGCCAGCATTTACTGATATAGAGGACATAGCATCAATATCATCTTTGGTATAATATCTATCTAAGTTTATCATTTGCGTACAAAAATCTCGTGAGTTACTAGATATACTACCAGCATATTTGTATAAAGTTGTTGTTACACGCGGGTCTTTTGCCCAATTTGGTATTACTTTTTCTATATCCCTATCCCCACCACCTGCTCTTGCATTAGCAAATTTTTGCATTTGGTCACTACTATATCCACTTTGAGCGGCAAATTTCAATATCTGACTTTTAATGTCTAAGCCTATTCGGGTTAAAAACGCTTCCTTGTCATATACAATGCCTTCTTCATCAAAATCAGCCATTACATTTTCTGCCATTTCACGTCTATTATTCATATCCTCAACTTGCAGCAAGATATGAACAATACCATCTATCATGTCGGCATCATTAAACTTCATATAGTTAAAGAACTTCTCACCGAACCAGCCCTCAACGCTAAACCCTTTAATTTCTTTTGATTGAACTTTTTTCCATATATCTTTGTTGTCTATACTATATGCAGCCATCCATGTCCCTTTTGGGTATTTTTTGCCATACAGGTTGCTTTTATCGTTGGTATTGTCCTCTATAAGCCAGGTTTCCACCATTGACACTCCATCTACTGGTATGCCATCATGCTCAATGTTACTGGAATGTATCATGCCGTTTTTCATAAATTTTTCTGCAAGCTCTTTAATGGTTTCTTCGCTGAAATACACCCAATATTCTTCATCAATGTCTTCGTCATATCGCTTGATAAGACGGTTGGGTATCATTACCGGTCCCACTAACCTACGCTGCGCACTTTCATAATCAGGTAGTTCGCCAACTTCTAAACCCATCTGCTCTGCGAATATATGCTTAAATACCATATCCTCTATTTCAGTAAATGAGTATTCCTTATCCACCTCTTGCAGCACCATAGCAGAATCTATCTTTTCACCTGCTTGTCTTAGCTTCTTTTCGGCCCATGGGAGAGCAGAAGGACCACCCCATAGTAAATAGCTGATGTACCCACATGCTTCATAATCCTTTCTGCTTTTAGCCAATTCATACGAGTCCTTATGCCTGATGAGGAATGACCGCATTCTTCTTATGGTATCTAAGGACAGGTTTTCACCCCTTGCTATTTGTTGTGCACGAACCTTACCTACCTGCGTTGCGCACCGGTTACCCAGTTCTTCGTTTCTTTTTATGCCTTGCTCTGCTGCATTACGAGCAGCCTGTGGGTAATCGTTGTATGTTTCAAAAAAGTATTGCTTAGCATTAAATGCGTAAAAGTCCTCCTCAATAGCAGGTTCTTGCACTAATGCTACAGCTTCTATTTCAGCTGACAATAAATCGTTGGTTGTTAATTCTACTACTTTCATATTATGTCTTTCGTTATAAATATATTCTATAATCTCCGGCGAGCATTCAATGAGCGTTCTGCCTCTAATCCAGTTTCAACATCACTTGCCACCACATATGCTCTTATTGGAGTATTTGGGGATGTGTTGGGAGCTGACATAAACCCGAAGTTGTTTTGCGATGCACCTGTTCTATTGCCAGGATCACCTGGGTTTGGTATTGGTTGTAAAAAGTTACCACCTGCTAAATTACCTAAGTTAGTTCCTCCACCACCACCAATAGCACCAGGTGCGCCACCTGCACCACCACTTACAGTACCTCTAATATACTTCTGCTTTTTGATTTGCGATATTTGTGCAGCCATAGCTGTAAGAACTAACCCTGCTAATACTCCACCCACAATTTGACCGGCAGGTGGTGGTATCGTTGATGATGCTTGAACGAATGCTGCAAAAGCACCTTGTAGA